TGTTGTTGATGAGTATGTAGAATACTTTTTATATAATGAAAGAGGTTTATCTGGTACAACTGGACAATCAGGTATAAAGATAGCACCAGATACAATAGCATTTTGCGCATCAGGTATGATAGATCAAAATAAGAATATGGTCTTATCTTATTTACATAAAGCGATTAAACCTGTTAATCAATTAAGAATGATTGAAGACTCTGCAGTAATTTATAGAATTGCTAGAGCGCCTGAAAGAAGAATATTTAAGATTGATGTAGGTAATTTACCAAAAGTAAAAGCTGAACAATACCTAAGAGATGTTATGGCAAGATATAGAAACAAACTTGTTTATGACGCAAACACAGGTGAGATCAGAGATGACAGAAATTATATGTCTATGTTAGAAGACTTTTGGTTACCAAGTAGAGAAGGTGGTCGAGGAACAGATATAACTACATTACCTGGTGGACAAAACTTAGGTGAAATATCTGACATAGAATATTTTAGAGCGAAACTATATCGTTCTCTAAATGTTCCAACAAGTAGATTAGAAGCTTCTCAAGGTTTTAATTTAGGAAGAGCTTCTGAAATTACAAGAGATGAATTAAAATTTACTAAATTTGTTCAAAGATTAAGAAAGAAGTTTACTGAACTATTCAACGATATATTAAGAACACAATTAGTGTTAAAAGGTATTATTGCTGAAGAAGATTGGTATAATATAAGAGATACTTTACAATATGACTTTTTACAAGATGGACATTTTGCCGAACTTAAACACACTGAGTTGATGAGAGAAAGATTAGCTCTGGCAAATGAAATGAGAGATTATATTGGAAAATTCTTTTCAGTAGAATATGTTAGAAAAAACATATTAAAACAAAATGATAGAGAAATTGAGAATATGGATAAACAGATTAAGAAAGAAATTAAAGATGGTATTATCCAAGACCCAATGGGTCAAGTCACAAATAGTGATGACACAATAATATAGGAGTAGAAAATGAGTGAAGAAGTAAAAAACTTTATAGATAAAATCGCAGACGGTGATAATGCTGCTGCTGGTGATGCATTCAAAGATGCGTTAAGAGCAAAAGTAGGAGATTCGTTAGACGCACATAGACAAGAAGTTGCTGGAAATATATTCAATGGAAACGTGGAACAACCACATAGTGACCCAAAGCCAGAAGTTGCTGATCCTGGTTCTTTTAACCAAGATGGTTCTGTGTCTTCAACAACAGGTAATGACGGAGAAGCACAAATTGATCTGACACAAGGAACTGAGGATGCAGGTCAGTAGAATAGTATCAGAAAATCGTCTTATCGATTCAAAAAGTTTTAATGAGTTACCACCTCGTATGAAAGAGGCTATGAGTGATGTTTTCAAACAAATTGAAAAAGAAACTGGTAATATTATTGAAAAATTTGAGAACGCTGTATCAAAAGTAGCGGAGTTTCATAATATCAACGTAACAGAATTTTTTGATTATGTTGACAAAGAAGTTTTAGAACAATTAGGAGAAAAATAAAATGGCACAAACATTTATTGTTAAAGGAGATATTGTTGCTAATCCATCAGGCAATACTATTGGTAGAGCTCAATTCGTAAGAATTACAGCAACTGCTGATGTTACAGGTACAATTTTGGATACAGACGATAATCAATTAGGTCAATTCTATTTAGAAAACGGTGATACCGTAATAATAGAAAAAGCACCAGGTGATAAAGTTACTTGCGCAACTTCAAACGCAAGTGCAGTAGGCTCACCAAGAAGTTAATTATGACTATATCAACTACAAAGTTGGTCGATAATAATTTTCATATTATTGTTAATTCAAATGGTATTGGAAGTGAAGAAGAACAAACTTTAGTTGATGTTGTTAATTCAAATGACGCTTCAAGTGAACCAAAAGTATCAATAGCGAATATCGCTTACGAGATACAAGGTACAGGAAACGTTACTGTGTTTTTTAAAAATGACACAGAAAAACAAGTAGTGTTATCAGGTCGTGGTAATTACGGTTTGAAACCTACTGAAGAAAAGATAAAAGATACAATAGGAGATATACTTCTATCAAGTGATTCTAATGTAACAAAATATAATGTTGTAATAGAAACACATAAAGAAACGGGATATAACTAATGGCAGATACAGTAACATCACAAACTATCGCTGACACATCAGGTGTTAAATTTGTAACTAAACTTACAAACTTTTCTGATGGTACAGGAGAAACTTTAGTTAAAAAAGTTGACGCTTCAGAACTTACTTTTATGACTGAAGATGGAAACAGAAAAATATCAAAGATATGGTATTCTATAAACACAAACAATAATAAGGCTGGAGTAGAAATTATATGGGATGGCGCAACAAATGCGAGTGCTTTATTCTTATCTGGTAATGGTTATTGGGATTTAAGAACTGCTGGAAACGAGATAGCGAACAATGCTACTACTCCTACTGGAGATATTTTACTATCAACAAAGAACTTTGTAACTGGTGATAATTACACGTTATTGATAGAGTTTAGGTAAAAAAGTTTATAAATATAAGACAAAGAGAGAGAACTATGAAATTAATTTCAGAAGAAGTCACATCAGCCGAATATCTTATAGAAGAAAAGAACGGCAAGAAAGAATACAAAATCAAAGGTGTATTCTTACAATCAAATATCAAAAATAGAAATGGAAGAGTCTATCCTAGAGAAATCCTAGTTAGAGAAGTGAACAGATATACAAAAGAATTTATCAATAAAAATAGAGCATTTGGTGAGTTAGGGCATCCTGACGGACCAACTGTTAACCTTGAAAGAGTGTGTCATATGGTAAAATCATTGACACCAGATGGTGATAATTTTATTGGTGAAGCGAAAATAATGGATACTCCATATGGTAAGATCGTTAAAGGTCTTATAGATGAGGGCGCTCAATTGGGTGTTTCAAGTCGAGGTATGGGTTCAATTATTAATAGAAACGGAATTAACTTTGTAAAAGATGACTTTTATCTTGCCACAGCGGCAGATATAGTTGCAGATCCATCGGCTCCTGACGCCTTCGTAGAGGGTATTATGGAGAGTAGAGAATGGATTTGGGACAGTGGTGTTCTTAAACAAGTTGAGATCGAATCTTGGAAAAAACAAATCCAAGAGGCAAAAAGAACTGTTTTAGAAGAAAAAAAACTAAACGTGTTCAAATCGTTTCTTACAAAACTGTAATCTTATAAATATCCAATACAAAGGAAATTTATAAACGTTTATAAAAATCAAAAGGAGATTTCTAATGGCCGAAACAGAAAAGAAAATTGAGGCGATGGAACAGGAAGCAGTAGTGGAAGCAATTAATCCACAAGCAGATGCTCCAAAAAAGAATGCTGTCGCGGCTGAACCTACTCATCTGAAAAATGATGCAGAAGATTTAGGCGCAGCTGTAGTTAAACCTACAGATAGCAATCCTGACGCCACAAAGAAAATAAGTCAAGTTTCTGGTGATCCTCAACAAAAAAGTCAAGGTAGTGCTGACGCAACACCAAAACTTAAAGAGGAAGACGAAACTGATAAGGCAGATGAGAAGAAATCAGAAGTTAAAGAAGGTGAGATGCCAAAAGCAGCTCTAGACGCTCTTAAAAAATCGCAAGATAAAAAAGAGATGTCACATGATGACGAAAAGAAAAAAGATATGAAAGAAGAATCTGAAGAAGATTTAATTGACGTATCTGCAGACGTTGAAGCTTTAACTAAAGATGAAGACTTATCTGAAGATTTCAAATCGAAGGCAGCGACAATCTTTGAAGCAGCAGTTAAATCAAAAATTAACGATGCTAAAAAGAAAATGCACGCTTCTTACGAGGAGAAGTTAAAAGAAGAAGTTGAAACTACGAAATCAGAGTTAGTAGAAAAAGTTGACTCGTATCTAAACTACATTGTAGAAGAATGGATGCAAGAAAACAAACTAGCTATTGAGCGTGGTATCAAAGGTGAAATTGCTGAGGACTTTATTAGCGGTCTTAAAAAATTATTTGAAGACCACTACATTGATGTTCCAGATGAAAAATATGATGTACTAGAAGATCAAGCTTCTAAAATCGAAGACCTTGAGAAAAAACTTAACGAACAAATCGAAAAGAATGTTGAACAGAACAAAGTAGTAGGCGAATTAAAAAGACAGGACATCATTGATGAAGCGTCTAAAGATTTAGCTGACACTGCAAAAGAGAAGTTTAACAAACTTGCTGAAGAAGTTGAGTTTTCAAATGAGGGTGATTTTAAAACTAAAGTATCTACTATTAAAGAAAGTTACTTTGGTGCGAAGAAAGAATCTTCAAATGATATAGATGATGTAGCGGTAGCAGGTGGATCTGACCAGATTGATCCGGCAGATTTATCGAATAGTATGGCTGCTTATACCGCCGCTATAAGTAAAACAAAAGACATTAAAATTGTCAAGTAAATATAGAGGGAGAAAAGTATAATGTACTTATCTGAAACTTACGAAAAAAAATGGCAGCCAGTCCTAGAGCATTCTGAATTACCAAAAATTCAGGATTCTTACAGACGTGCCGTTACTGCTACTATCTTGGAAAACCAAGAAAGAGCATCAAAAGAAGACGCTGCATTCTTATCAGAAGCTGCGCCTGCTAACGCAACTGGTTCTTCAGTAGCGAATTGGGATCCAATCCTTATTTCACTAGTAAGAAGAGCAATGCCTAATCTTATCGCTTACGATATCGCTGGTGTACAACCAATGACTGGTCCAACTGGACTTATCTTCGCAATGAGAAGCAGATATACAAGTCAAACTGGTGCTGAAGCATTCTTTGATGAAGCTGACACTGAATTTTCAAGCAGAAACGCTGCTGGTGATTCAACTGCTGGCCAAACTCCAGATGCTGCTCAAGCCGGTTCAAACCCAAGTGTTCTAAATGACTCGCCAGTTGGTGCATACAACAAGTTCGAAGGTATGACAACAGGAACTGCTGAGGCATTAGGAGACGCTTCTGGTAATCAGTTCGCTGAAATGGCTTTCTCAATTGAGAAATCTACAGTAACTGCTAGATCAAGAGCTCTTAAAGCTGAATACACTATGGAACTTGCTCAAGACTTAAAAGCAATCCACGGTTTAGATGCTGAGACAGAACTTGCAAACATTCTATCTGCTGAGATCCTTGCGGAAATCAACAGAGAAGTTGTAAGAACTATCTACATCAACGCTGAAAAAGGTGCATCTGCTAACACAGGTACAATCAACACAACTACTGAGGGTGTATTTGATTTAGATACAGACTCAAACGGTAGATGGTCTGTTGAGAGATTCAAAGGCTTAATGTTCCAATTGGAAAGAGAAGCTAATGCAATCGCTCAAAGAACGAGAAGAGGAAAAGGTAATATCATTATCTGTTCTTCTGATGTTGCTAGTGCATTACAAATGGCTGGTGTTTTAGATTACACACCTGCACTTAACAATAATCTAAACGTTGACGATACTGGTAATACTTTTGCTGGTGTATTAAATGGTAGATTTAAAGTGTACATTGATCCATATAGTGCAAACCAAGCTGCTGCTCAATACTTCATAGTAGGTTACAAAGGTACTTCACCTTATGACGCTGGTATGTTCTATTGTCCATATGTACCACTACAAATGGTAAGAGCAGTTGGCCAAGACACGTTCCAACCAAAAATTGGTTTCAAAACTAGATATGGTCTAGTTGCAAACCCATTCGCAGAAACAGGTGCCGCTTCAGGTGCAGTAACTGCAGTGAACGATGCTGGTAACGCTAACTCAAACAGATACTACAGAAGAGTCAAAGTTGCAAACTTAATGTAAGCAACCACTCACTGAGTAAAATATTAAAAGGCGGCTTTCGGGTCGCCTTTTTTTTATCTACTAAATAACACTATGAAGAAAATCTTAATTCAATACCTATACATATTCATCATAACACTTATAATGTTAAGTGTTTTTACTTGGACAAATGCCTGTGAAGAAGAAGTAAAACAACAAGACATACCTGTATGCGAAGAGCTACAAGTGTCAACAGAAGAAAACCCTTGTAAAAAAGATGATGTAAGTATGAGTACGATAGGTGAAGCTTTAGAGAAACTAGGTGAATCAGGAACACTTCCTAAATAACATATAAATAGTATTATGACAACTACAAACTCATTGTCACGTCAACCAACTAAATTAGACTATGCGTCACCAACGCAGTTTAAGTTTAGTATTATTAAACTACCTAAAGTAGAATACTTTTGTACGGCTGTTAACGTTCCTGGTATTACATTAGGTGGCACTATGGTACAATCAACTCCCCTAAAAGATATACCAATTCCTGGTGAGAAGTTAACATACGAACCTTTGAGAATGACTTTCATGGTAGATGAAAATTTAGAGAACTTTCAGGAAATACATGGTTGGTTAGTTGGTCTAGGTTTTCCAAGAGATCATTCAGAGTTTCAAAATTTAGTTTCATCAGGTAATGATAGATTTCCAGCAAAAAATCAATCTGTAAGTAATGAAATAGGTAAAGTAAAATACGGTGCCACAAATACTGGTGGTACATATTCTGACGCTACTTTGACAGTATTGTCTAGTAAAAATAATTCAGAAATTGAAGTTAGATTTAGAAATATGTTTCCTACAGGTTTAACAGGACTACAATATAATCAACAAGCAGCCGATGTTGATTACTTAACAGCAACTGTCGATTTTAGTTATGAAATATATGACTTTGCGACAACAGGCTCATCAACGACAAGCGTAACTACATCATAAACTTTACATAATAGGGTTTTTGTGATATACTATATAATAAGGAGTGAATATGACATTAGAAGAACTGCAACAACAAGCTGACAAAGACCTTAAAATAAACGATACTGAACTTGATTTAGAATCTTTAAAAACACCTCAACTACATAACATTTATTTAAAACACTTAACAAAGTATAAGTTAATGTTAAGTCGTAGTGAAACTGAATACAATATAATGAAAAGAGAAAAGTGGGAATATTATACTGGTAAAGCCGATCCAAGTGTTTATGCTCAAAAACCGTTTTCATTTAAATTACTTAAAACTGACGTTGAGAAATATCTGGAATCAGATATGGATTTACAAAAGTTAAAACAAAAAGTAGATTACATACAAACAACAGTAGATTTTTTAGACAGAACAATTAGACAAATATCAAATCGTGGTTTTGCTATTAAAAATGCTATTGATTGGCGTAAGTTTACTAGTGGCGCTATTTAATGTTTTTAAATTCTGTTCATTTTATAAAAGAAAAAGCTTTCACACAATCATTTTGTGAAGATATAATGAAGATTGGTGGTCAAAAGAAATTAGAATTTGCCAAAGTTGCTGACGGTAATCAGGTTAATAGAAAGTCTTATATATCTTGGATTGATGATAAAAAACTTTCTACACAAATATTTGAAGTAATAAAATCTATTAACGAAAAAACAAAATGGAATTTTTCACTTACAGAGTTAGAGCCGTTACAATATACAAGTTATAGTTTAAGAAACTTTTATGATTTTCATATAGATAGTCATATAAAACCCTATAAGAATAAATTAATAAGAAAATTAAGTTTTACTATATGTTTAAATGATGATGAAACAGTAAACAATAATTATACGGGTGGCGATTTTGAAATCTGTATACCTCACCCATACCATAATAAGAACAAATATTTTAGATTTAGAAAAGTATTTAAACAAGGAACTATGATTGTTTTCCCATCACATATATGGCACAAAGTACACCCTATTACTTCTGGTACTAGAAAAGTATTAGTTGGTTGGGTTGTAGGAAAATCTTTTGTATAATGACAACAACCAGATATTTAATCATAGATAAAGTTAATGAAGTCTATCTTAAAATAGAAGCAGACGCTGATATTCGTAGAGAACTTGGAGAGTTTTTTACGTTTGAAGTACCTGGTTATAAGTTTATGCCTCAATATCGTAATAGAGTTTGGGATGGTAAGATTAGATTATTCTCATATGCGAATGGTAAAATA